TGCTGCCCCAGAGCGTGCCTGACGTGGTGTACAGGCTATGGTTCTGCTCCCCGCCGTAAGTTTTGCACTGCGCGATGGAGTTTATTAAGTAAGAAACCGGCGTCGACAAAACCCCTGAGATGCGGCCGATGTGGACAAGGGCGTAGTCAGTGTCTGTTGGGGCGTGATCAGGCATGCCCGTGTAGATTGCCTTGCCGGGAAAGTTGGTTCTGCCGCTCAGGTTTGGGCAGTTGGCGATGAACGCCAGCCGCAGCGTTTCCGGCTTGTAAGCATTCGCGATGCCTGGCGCCGCCGCACCCATCTGCGGCGTGAAAGAAGTGACAGCGTCGCTAACGGCATGGGTGACGTCGCCAAGGTATGCCTTAACGCGAGATTTGTACGCGGCCTGCGTCTCGCCTGACTGAATAGTTGGCGCGTCGAGCGGCGCAGCCCCGCTGCCAGGGGCGCCGGGTATGCCGTGAAAAAGCGTGTGCGAAACAAACTTACAGCCCTGACTGTCATACCAGGGGTCGTCCCAGTCTTGGGCAGACTGGCCGGCCGCCAGACGCGATACGCGGCCCGGCTGTGTCGGGTCGCCGGTGTTGCCCATGTAGGCCATCACGCCTGTGACGACGCCAAATGGAAGGTTTGTCGGCTCAGTGAAATAATACGATATCGGGCTGTGGTACAGCTTTGTATAGGCGTGGCCAATGCCAGCGCCGCCGCCGCCGCCGCCAAGAATCGCGCCAGATGGGCCGACCTGAACTTCCAGTTCAACATCAGAAAACACGGCATCGCCGCCGGGCGATCCTTCAGCGGCCTGCGTCCCTACGTATTTTATGTTCGGGTTGAACTTTATCGCTTGCGCGAAACTGCCGTACCGGTCAGTGACGAACTTCCCTGTAACCAGACTCGGGTCAGGGTTAGCCGCGCGCCATGCGCGTTTCGTGGCCGCCAGCCCAACACTGCCGTTATCAACGGGAAGGGTAAGGGCAGGGACGTTCTTAGTTGGCTCGGCAGGAAACGGGTCGTCAACTTTGCCGCCGGCGCCGGCGCCGCCCATGACCAGGCCGTTGACGATCAACTTGCACTTGCAGTTAAGCGGGATGCCCTCAAAGGAAATGGCAGGCGGCGCCTTCACGCCGTAGGTAGGCGCGCGGCCAAGCACGGTGACGCCGGCGGGCACCGTCACTTCAATCTCTGCGCCGGAAGGTGGCGCCGCTTTGTACTTCGCGACGAAAGCATCGCGCACGCTGTAGTTATTCGTGTTTGGGACGGTCAGCGTAAACGCAGTCAGCGGCACCAGGCGCCACTGGCCGTCAACCATCACCCAGGCGCGAAGTATTTCACGGAAGGCGCCGCTCTTTTTTACAAGGTAACGGAATGGTTTCCAGGCGCCGCCTTTAAGGACTGAGATGCTCACGGCACGTACACCAGCCAGACAGTGTTTTCAGGGTAGTTCGTGTCAACAGGATCAGCAGTGCTGGCGACGATGTTCGGCTGCTTGCCGTTAAGTTGCGCCTGCACCGTGACATCCGTGCGGATGTCGTTGAGGGCAAACAACTCGGCCGCCCGTATGTCGACGGCGATGATTTTTCCAGCGGCGTTGGTGACGACGACGGAGTCTGCAGCGAGGTTGTTCGCGGTGATGGTGGAGGCAGCCCCGGTGATGGTCGCCTGCTTCGCGTTGGCGAGCGCAACGAAGTCGGCCGCCGTCGGCGGCGGGCTGTCGATCTTCAGCAGCTTTTGCCAGTTCGGCGACAGGTCAGGATTCAGGCCGCGGTAAGCGCAGATCCAGTTCGCGTACTGCGGGTCGCCGTCAGCGGTGATGAAAGCCAGGCGGCCAACAGCGTTGTCCTGCGTGGGGAACACATTGCCCGCGCAGTTCGTGATGACCTTGAGAATGATGTCCTTGATCTGGGACGGCCCCTGACTGATGCGGTCAGTGGGCTGGATGTGGGTGATCTCTGTCATGTCAGTACCCCAGTACGGCGTAGGTGATGTCGCCGGCAATCGGCGCGTTGGTGACGACGTCGAACACCTTCACGCGGAACTCAGTGGCTGTCGTGCTGCCGGGCACCAGCTCGGCGCGGCCCTGGTTCGGGCCAGACCCGCCTTTCCACATCACAACCACTTCAGGCGGCGAATAAAACGGAGCAGAAAACGTGATCGTTTTGCCGTCGCTGAGCGTGCCGTCGGATTCGCCGAGAAGAACGCTGGCGCTGCCTTGCTGTCGCTTGTCGGCGACGTCGATCGTGGTGGTGAGCGCCTGAATGCGCGGCACGGTATTTTTGTCGCGGGTGCGCAGAACTGTGCGAACAAGCATGGAGCTGAACTTCAAGGTGCCTGGGTAGAACCGACGGAACCTGGAGAAGCCCAGCGGGCCGTGATCGAACAGCTTCAGCATGTCTTCTTCACGGCTGCCTTTGTTGAGCACGGTCAGATAGCTGATAACGGCTTCGGCAGCGCCGACAAGCAAGTCGAGAACCTTGATGGATTCCAGGCGGCGTGCCGTCACTTCCAGGCCGAGAAGCGTTTCAGTGAGGCCAACCGATTCGGCAAAAGCCCGCACGTAGAAACCCACTCTTTCCCAGGCCTCTGACACCGTGGCCATCTCTGCGCGCGCAACCGAAGCCTGCAGACGGCCAGCAGCATCGGCAACGCCGAAGCTGTCAGTCTTTGCCCGCGTGGCTGACTTCGCCGATACGTCGGTGAAAGTCAGCGGGTCTTCAGTTACGACGGCAGAGAAAACGGTCACAGCACGCTTACCACGACATCAACATTGAGGGTGTCGAGCGCGCCTTTGTTGAAGGCGCCAATCAGTACGCGGTTGAACATGGTGCCCGCAGAGGCGTCATTGAAAAGGCCAGCCTCTACGACGTTGCCGATGCCGACACCTGGCCCGAACGAAGATGAAACCGTCACCGTCTTTGAGCCCGGCGTGAATGTAATCGCTGTGGCTTGTCGCTGGTAAAAATCGATAGACGGAATACTGGTGAACTCCGCAACCAGAGCGTTCTGGTTGGCTGCCGGAGCCGTATTACCGCCGCCGATGGCCATGAAGTTGAACCGGTCAGGTCGCGTGCCGACACCGACAGAAAACATAGCCATCAGCAGAGCGTCGAACCCGTCGTCGACAATCAGGTTGCAGCGCTGCCGGCTCTTCACGTTGCCGTCGCCGTCGATCAGCGTGAACACCCACAGGCACTTCATGCCGAAGGGTTCTTTTACGCCGACAGCGTGCCCGAGGGCCTGTGCGAAGACCGCGAACAGGGTGATGAAAAGCAGAACGATACGTTGCATGGCAGCCTCACTGGATTACGAACTTGTTGAACAACATGGGTGACGCCGTGACCTCGCCGTACAGGTAGGTCTCGTCGCCGTGCTTCCTGACGAAGATCGAGCGCTTGTCGGTATTCACCGTCTCGCCAGCAATGATCTTCGTCTCAACGAACTGTGACACCGCAAAGAACACCAGGTCGTCTTCCGCCAGGGCGAAACTGACACCAGCCTCCACCATTTTCCTCGAACAGAAGTCGGCCAGGTCAAGATACTGCGTACTGTCGCGGCTGGCGAGCGTCGGCGCGGCCGCTGACAGCAGGGCCAGGAACACCTCGATCTCGTTCCAGAAGTCGGCCGTCGTGTAGTCCTTCCAGGCCGGCTGCCCGGGGGTTATCTCAGTGCCGATGCGGGTCAGCCAGGCCGTGACGTCGGCCTCGAGGGTGGTGCTGAACACGCCGAACTGCTGGTACGGGAAGCCGATCGCCTGCATGGTGGTGGTCAGGCTCTCGACAGTGCCGTCGAACTCCACGCGGTGCGACAGCGGGATCGTGATGCCGTCGCTGCACTGCAGCAGGAACAGCAGCCGGGCATTGTCATAGACCAGGTTCCAGAAGGTGCCGGCCCCCTCGATCCGCATGATCCGGCGGCCGCGGTCGGACGCCTTGACCTTGTAGGTCCAATAGGCCGTGAACTCGGCCGGCAGCGCGCCGGTGTCCTGCACCAGTGACAGCCCGCTGGTGGCCAGCAAGCCGTCGCTGAATAGCCCGACGTCGTAGGCCGGCGTGCCCACCACAGTCGGCGTGGCCGTGCCAATGTCGGCTGCGGTGCCGGAGGTGGATGTGAACGACCACAGCCACGTGATGGCCGGGTCGTCAGCCGCATTCACGGCGACATAGTGCTCAACCTCGACCTGCGATACCTCTCCGACCTTGGTCCAGGTCTGGTCGGCGCGCGAGTCGTTCCACGGGTAGTCGAAGTCAGCCCATGTGAGGCCGCTCTCGAACGTCGCCAGGATCTCGTTGTCGATGGACACAATGACGTCGTGCGATGAAGCAATCGCGTGCGGGTGGTAATACTCACCGTACGTTTTGTTGGTGGATATCTGCAGGTCAACACCAACCACGGTCATGTTGTGCTTGTGGCCGGAAAAGGTCGGCTGCTCGTTGTAGGTCAGAACGACGTTACGCGAAGGCAGCTTCGCCACGTTGATGCTTTCGCTGGTCGGCTGGCGAGAAGGGTTACCGAGCGCGTCATAGGCGCGAACCCAGAACGTCTTCGGCCCGGTGCGGCCCCACTCGAAAGTGTGCTGCGATGCAGGCACGTCAGCGATCTTTTCAGCGGACTCCCAGAACTCGCCGGCGCGGAGCTGGTACTGCACGGCGCCAGGCACCGGCTTCCAGTAAAAGTCGAGATAGCTCTGGTTCGCGTTAACCGTGAAGTTTTCAACGATGCCAGGTGGCGAGAAGCTGATGATCTTCACACCGGCGTGCAGCGACTGAACGCCGCTGGTGTCTACCGCCCAGATGGAAATCTGGAACGAAGTTCCCTTGCCGTATGCGGTGGCGTAGAGAGCGGACGTGCCGAGCGATTCAGCCACAACTTCTTCGCGGCCAAAGAACTCACCGCGGTCCTGCGGTATGGCTTTGACGACGTAGTAAGCGAGGTCGAGATCGGTGACACCCTTCCACGAAATGGCGATGCCGCCTGAGACGATCTCGGCCTTGATCGATGCTGATTCCACGTCGGAAGGCGGAGCGGCTTTGCCAAGCACTTCGACGGAGTAAACCGTCGGCGACGAGTTCTGCAAACCAAACACGTTGATTGCTGCGATCTCGATGTCGTAGAAACCGACGCGCGTGTCCATCAGGCTGAGCGTGGGTTCGTTGATCGTGCCGAAGTCTGCCCAAGTGCCGTTGCCGGACGCGATGTGAGCGCCACCGCTGGTGTACGCCAAGCCGTTGTAGCGGTAGCGAATGCGGAAGGCAGTTGCATCGCTGGGGCCTACCCAGGAGACCAGCAGGGAGGACTTCACCACCTGGTTCTCGACGTACAGCGTCTCAACGTGCGTGACGCTGGATAGCGCAACGGCTCGCGGAACAAGCGGGCGTATCGTCGGCGCCTGCACGTCGTCCTCGATGCGCAGACCTTTCTCGATGGCGTCGAACTTGCCGGGGTAATGCTCGATGGCGGTGACCTGGAACTTGCCTTCACCGTCGTCAGAGACATTGAGCACGCGGCAGGTCAGCGGCTCAACAACGAGCGGCTGCGACAGGTTCCACACGCTACCGGCCTTGGGCAGCTCACCGGCGTACGTCGCGCCGAGGTAGAACCGCGTGTAGGCGCCTGCCGACGACACCGTCACGTCGGTGGAATGCACGCGCGGTTCACCGGTCTGCACAACGTGGTAACCGCCGTCAGTAGCGCCGGCTTCGAGACGAATCTCGGACCCGCCAGGAACCGTGTGCAGGTAGGAATCAGGCTCGGCCGTGTAGTAGAGCTTGTATTGCCCGGGCTGCAGATCCACCGGGCTGTCGACGTCGATGTACGGCGTCGTGACGCCCTGCACCAGCGTGTTGCCGGCTTCACGGATGAAGCCGCCCCAGCGCAGGCCGATGCGGTGGTCGTCTTGAATCTTGATCACCTGGCCGGGCAGCAGTGTTGCCGCCTGCGTGCCGGTGGAGAACGTGATCTGCTCGGTCTCGTACACGCTGGTGTAGATCGCCCACAAGCCGGCGCGGCGCGCCTGGCCTTGGCTGGTGCAGCCGAACGCCGTGATCTCAGTCGTGTTGACGCCGTAACGCGCCATGCCGTCGGCGTCCTCGACGTACTCGACTGCGCGGCGGTAGCCGTTCTTCGGGTCGTTCCACGCCACGTAGACAGCCGTCAGGCGGCTGCGGCGGCTCGATCCTGAATAAGAAAACTGGCCGTCAACGACGTTGGCGTTGGTGAAAATGTAGATGGCGTCGTGCGGCCTGTCGCTGGTCAAGATGGCGCCGCTGTTCGCCCACAGCAGCATGCCGCGAAACACACTGGTCAACTGCGAGATCAGCGAGTAGGCGTCGCTCTGGTTCTGCATGTAGCAGTTCAGCGCGAAGCGCGGCTCGTAGCCGCCTTTGCCGTCCGGCAACATCTCGTCACAATACCGGCCAACTTCGTAGGTGGCCCACTTGTCCATGTACGGCGAGCCGAGATCCACAGGCGGAAGTGCCTCGCCCGGCAGCGCCGCCGGGTTGAAGAACTGGCCAAGCCCATAGCGCGTGTTGTTCACCAGGTCGTACAGGCACCACGCCGGGTTGCGCGACCACTCTTCTTCAGCCTTGAACGTGCCGTTGAAGAAACCGCTGTACTGCGCGCGGTTTTCGTCCCACGTGATGCCGCGCTTGAGATCCGGCTCGCGGTTGTGTGGCACGCGGATTTTGCGGCCACGGATGTCGTAGCGCCGCGTCGGAATCGAAGTGAAGTGGCGCGAATCCACCGTCAGCGCTGTCAGCGCCGAGTACGGGTAATTCATCTTTTCTTCAAGGCGCTCGACGTAGGAATCCCACGTCGTCACGTTTGTCAGGCGGCGATCCGATGTCGCTGTGTAGTCGTCGGTGATGCGCTTGACCGAGATCTTCCACGGCGCCGGGCCCTGCAGGCGAACCGCAATGTCCTTGGCGTAATGCGAGCTGGCCTTGCCGCTGATCGTGACAGGCACCGCCGGGTAAAGCGTGCCGGTGGCGTCGCGAACAAACAGCTGCAGGTCAACGCTCGTGCCGACCAGGTTGTCGTTGGGGTCGCGGAATGACAGGCCATTCACGCCGACGCGGAACACCACGATGTCGACGTTCTCGTCGTAGATAACGCGAGACGGTTCGTCGCCCTGCTTCACCTCGATGCCGACCTCGAACTGTCGCTCAACGAAGTTGAAGTTTCCGAGAACAGTCTGGTCCTTGGTGCCGGGGCGCGTCTCGATCGTGGCGCCCTCGAAGTTCAGGCTGCCGTCTTCGTTTTCCAGCGGGATGTCGTCAAAGAAGACAGACTTGCGGCCAGCAATAAGGCCCTCAATCGGGCCTTCGCTGACGAGGTCGATGATGCGCGCGATCTGCACGCTGCGCAGCGTGTCAGTTGCCTCGTACGGGCGAGGCTGCTTGTTGGGGTCTGTCTTGCGGCCGCTGATGCTCACGTCATGCTGTCCTCGGTGTAGAAGCCGCCGCTGATGACGTGCGAGCCTACACCCAGTTCCCCGTAGCACAGCGGCACCGGGCGACCGTTGGCCGTCGTGTTCACGGCACCGTTGAACAGACGGCTCGGCCTGTTCGGATCGCTCTCTGCCTCGTTGGCGTCGTCGCTGCCGGCGGTGGCCATGCCGATGCCCATGAACAGCGCGGCCATGCCGACGTTGAACAGGCCGGCGCCCAGAATGCCCCACACGCCGCCGGCAAAGCCTAGCGTGCTGAACGAGAACAAGCCGGCGCCCGCTACCATGCCGCCAGCCAGGCCGGCGGTCAGGAACATGGCGGCAGCAAACAACAGGATGCTGCCGACTTCGCTTTTCCCGCCGCCGGCGCTGGGCACGAAATCGATCACGGCCGTGCCGCGGTGGCAGGCGATCTCCTCGAACTGGATGGCTTCGCCGTTTACCAGGACGCTGTAGTAAGGCGCCTCTTGGAAGGCCGGCCCGAACCCGGGAAGGTTGGCGGCAAGGGCACGCAGCGCTTCCGCCGGATTGCGGACAGCAATCTCGAACGACTTGCCGAATCGCTCGCCGAGGTGGCCATGCAGACGGACCTCAACGAGGTCCAACGTACCGGTAGAATCCATGGGTCGCTCTCTGCCAGATGCCGCCGTAGGTGTCGTGCCGGGAAAGCTGGTTCGCCAGGTGATGAAGAATCCTGCCGTCGCCAACGTAAATACCGACGTGGTTTGGCACCCTTGCGGCTACCCGCATCAGCACCACGTCGTGGGTCTGCAGCGAGTTTACCTGTTGGAACCCGGCAGTGGCAGCATGGTCAAGATACAGGTTGCCACCTTCTTGCCACCACTCGTAGCCGTGCCACACCTCGGGCAGGCTGACCCCCAGCTCGCGGCGGTAGTAATCGCGCAGCAGCGTGAAGCAATCCTGGCTGCCGTGGATGAACTGGCGACCGGTGTAGGGGGCGCCACGCGAAGACGGGTAGGTGACGGAGAACTTGCCCTCTGGCCAGCTGAACACCACCCACGGCACGAACCCGCCGTCGATGGCCGCGCGGTCTGCCGTGGACGGCGCGAAGCCGCCGTCAGGGTGGCTATGCGCTACGGCGCGGACGGCGCCTACCTTCTCCGCTTCCAACCAGCTGCGGGGGTCCAGGCGGAACTGGTCTGCCGGGGTGGTGGACAGGTTGCGGCCAGGCACGTATCGCAGGCGCTGGCCGTCATGCACGACCAGGCCGCAGCACTCGTTCGGGTACTCGAGTTCGGCATGGGCCTGGATGGCTGTGCGGACTTCAAGGGTCAGTTCCATGGGTCACCGGCTGTACAGGTTGGCGCCCGGGAAGCCGCCATAGGGCAGCACGGCGCTGGCGCCAAAGCGCAGCTTGCAGGAGGCCACGCGGTGCCCGCAGATGTCCAGCCTGCCCTGCTCGTCGCGCGGCAGCGCGGCGTAGTTGGGCACCGGCAAGTCGTCGGTGCCGTACGGAACGAACCCGGCGTCGCCCGGCAGCTTGGCGTAGCCGCATTCCTCTGACCGGTACCGCCAGGTGCAGCTGTTGGCCACGATCTTCCGGCGCGGCACCTGAACGCCTTCCAGGTCCAGCATCGAGGCCAGCTCGAACTGGACGTACATGCGGTTCTCAGTGACCTTCCGGTCAACAACCCAGATCTCGTCCGGCAGCCGGCTGTTGGGGTCGGCTTCAGGGTTGCCGGCGTTGAAGTTCACCGCGTCGAGGAACCTGGCAAACGTCCGCACGCGGCGCAGCCTGGCGCCCAAGAGATCGTCGTAGCTGCCTGACAGCGCCGTGAGCACGCCGGTGACGTTGGCGAGCGTCATGGTCGGCCTGGGCAGCTTGCCGGCGCCAGTGACGGCGAATCCCTCGACCTTGATCGGGTAGGGCAGGTACTTCTTC